CCATAATCTCCGCATGCTTCTTACTTCTTGGTAGCATTTTTAGCTTCCTCTAGAGCCCTTTGATTAAAGCGTTGAGCATTAGTAGCATTCCTAATGCCAAGCTGCCACTCAATTTCAAAGAGTCTATCCTCAGTAGAGGAGAGGTTTACCCATGAAATAGGTTGAGGTGTTTCTACCACCAATTCTTCCTCATCTTCTTCTCTATCAGCAAGAAGAGCTTCAACATCAGCAACTTTAGCCTTCATAACATTAACACTGTCATGAGTATAATTACCAATGATGTCTAATACCTCATCATCATCATTCTCTACAGCATCATATCTGAAATCTTTGAGCTTAGCTCTAAGATCATAATACTCAGCAGGTAGAGCAGCCTTCATATCTTTAGGAGAGATGAAGACTTTTAAGTTACCCTCTGGAAGAACAGCATCAGGATGCTCCAGAGAATAGAGAGCTTTACCTACAGTGACAGTCTTGTTAGAGAAATCAACAGCAGGAAGAGCAGATACTAGCTGAGAGAAGGTGCTTACTCCAGCTTCAACCTCAAATTGATTAACTTGAGAGTTATTTGTTGTTACAACAGTTACTTTACGCATAACTTTATAAAATTGTATTTAATAAATCCTCCATATATTCATGCCCGAGGATTTTATAGGCATCAGAGAAATCTTTAATCCCCATTTCTCTGTATTCTTTAGGGAATAATGCTATTGGAATATTATACTTTCTTCTTATAAGTACAGCAGCTCTCTTACCAGGAGCATCATTGTCTGCAAGATACACACAATTGTACTTATTTACAAGCCATGCTGGAGGGAGAACACTCTCCCCCTGCATAGCAACAGCTTGTATACCAAATAATGATAAACATACTACATCCTTATAACTCTTGGTTATGATCAAGAGTTTAGGATCATCTAAATATTCCAAGCCTTGTATCCATCTACTATTAGATAGAAACCTATATTCTTTTCTCTCAGGAAAGTATGCCTTTACAGAGTTATCAGCAAAGATGTACAAAAAGCACATCTCACTGCCTCTCACACAGTTTTCAAAGTCTCCACTTTTAGTTTTAAGATATAAATGGCTGCATGAGTGGATATTGAATCTCTGTAAAGTCTCTAAACTTATTCCATATTGTTTCCAGTATTCTAGTTCCTTGTTAGAGAACTCTTTGAATTTAACTTTAATCTCAGTACTCTCTTTTTTTACCAAATCAAATTTACGTATACTTTTCCTTGTTATACATTCATTTAGAGAGTCATTACCTAAGGAAGAGGTGTCATCCAATTCTGTTTTTAAGTTAGAATCCTTAGATAATGGTATTAAGTTCTTCATAGTCTTATAGATATCCAACAGTGCTTCTTGGTAGGTAAGATGTTTTAGATGCATAACCATAGCTACTGCATCACCACAGAATTCTCCTGGTCTATTATCATAATAGCGCAGGATATTACCATAATATTGAAATGCACATGTTGGAGACCTATCTCTCCTCAAGGGACTTACAAAGTTACCTCTGACTACTGGAATACCATAAGCTTCAAAGATGGCTTCCTGTGAGAAGGTTTTATAAATGTAGTCCCTACTTAAATTAGAGACATACATTTATTTAGAAGGGGAGTTCTTGATCTACAGAAGCTGGCATGCTAGTAAAGTCAGCATTAACTTCTGGCTTTACAATAACATCAGCAGGAGTAAGGATAAGTTTGTTGCTATTAGGAGCAGCAATATAACCCTTACTTGCAAACTCAAGATATCCACTTCTACCATAGACTAACTTAACATCAGCAGTTTTGTCATTGTTTACTGCAGCTACAAAGTTTTTAGCAAACTCTGCATAAGTTTTACCTTCTACAGTAACATCACCTACTACTGCTGTCAAGACAGTCTTGGTATCCCTGATAAAGCCCATCATTTCTAGGGCATTAGCTACCTCATCAGACATCTCTACACCCTTCTGACCTTTAATTCCATTGAACTCAAAGTTGAAAGGACAAGCTCTGCCTTGGCTATTACCAAGTTGCTTTGGCTCCCACATAATCTTCTTAATGTTAGTATCAGAGATTCTAACACAGAGGACGGGATCACCAGAACCATCTTTTCTAAGAGGTTCAAAAATAGCTTCTACAGGAACATTAACATTGATACCTGGTTTAACTGAAGCAGCTGGGGCTTTTACACTATTAGTATTAAACATATTATTTATGAGTTTTTAGTTTTAAGATTAATGAATATAGTTGTGGAAATTATCTCTCCTATCTTCAATAGGAGCATCTACTGTTACTTCTTCAGAAGTTTCTACAGCTTCCTCATCGTCTTCTGGCTCAATAGCCACAAATTTACAATAAGTACCTGTCTCATCTTTCTGGAATATTTCCAGTTTGAAGAGAGATCCTAAAGAGATAAGATACTGATAGAGAGTAGGATTAGAGAATGTTCTACTCTTATTCTCACCTCTCTTAGTCTTCTTATAGAACTGACCATTTGGGGAGATAAGAAGCAGATAAGTATCATTGCTCTTACCAAAGGTAAGTTCATTGTTCTGTAACTCATTTAGGCTAAAGAATGTTTGAGAGAACTCTAATCTCTCATTCTTAGCACGAAGGTCCCAGCTCTGAGTCTTCCTAGACTTTCTGGTTGTAGTTGCAATTACTTGAAACATAAGTTTTTAATTTTACTTTTGATTATAAATTTTATCCCAATGGGTAATAAATTTTCCATCTACCAGCTCAGAGATAACTATCTCTTGATCCTTAAGATGGGTTGGCCTAGCACCACAGATAACATCATCTGTAGTCTTAAAGGACAAAATATTCTTGTTGTCTTCACCTCTGTATAGCAAACCAATTGCATCTACATCAGCAGAGACCATACTCTTAATTTTGCCAGTGAGATCTAACTCTCTGGCAGATACTTCTTTGCCATTCTTCTCTATGTTAGTGGTCTTTAGGTGACCAAGAAGAATTACCCTATCTGCGCACTTATAAATGGCATTCAGTAGGTTTGTCATGGCATCTCTCAGATATTTGTAACCTGCACCATTAGGAAGATCTAGCACATTAGTTCCTGTATAAGACTTGCCCATAGGCGTGTTTTTATAAAGAGTTAAGGCATAAGGCAATGCTAAATCTTCCAACTTGGTTAGAGTATCTAGAGTGATATACTTATATGGCCTACCAGCAGCTATGATAGCTTTAATAAGGTCCATTAATTCTTGCACAGAGTTAATACTAACCTTAAGTGCATCATAATATTGAGTGCCATTCTCTAAATCTATGATAAGATTGTTATCCAATTCTGCAAGAAGACTGGTTTTACCTGTCTTAGGCTTGCTATAGATAATCAACTTACCAGGATCTGTTAGAGTGGCCTTTGTTTTACTTGTTGGAAGTTCCATCTTTTTAATTTAAAGAATCATAAACTATTTGCATATCCTCAGATTTTGCAGGTGGTAGCTCTGAGAAGCTACCTGCTTTGGGGTTGGCTAATAAACCAACAGCAATATTGTCTCTCCCAAGTCTGTTCTTAATTACCTTCAACATAATAAAGCTATCTTTTAGCTTATTAATATCATATCCAAGACAAGTAGGCATATCCATCTTAAAAGCTGACATAGTAGCAAGTACTACATCTGCATCTGCATATGGATTCCTAGAACTCTTGAAGTCGGTAATTTGTGGAGATATATCTACACCTTTAAATTTGGCTCTGTCTATAGAACTTAAGCCATCATTAAATTGAGATATAAAGATACTAGAAACATTAAACATATTCCTAAGTTCTACCATATATTCTGACATCTTATCTATAATTTCCTTATCTGAGAAGCCTCTTTCCTTTTGTAGTAAGAGCAGATGGTCTAGGATAATTATATTATAAGCCTCAGGATTATTAGGTATAAACTTATCAATCTTCTTCTTAGGATTACCTTCCTTATCTATATAATCCATATAGGTAAAGGTCCCCTTATTAGACATATATTGCCACATCTCATTGTAGATACCAGTAGGATTAGTACTCTTAAATCTAAAATTTATCTTAGAGAACAAAGCTTCTACAGTTGGTATTTCCATCTTGACATACTCTAATTGTTCAGGTGTCAGTCTATTGTCACCAAAACCTTTAATAACCTCTGGGGGAATTATAATCCCATGTTTATTCCTTATGATGACGGAAAGCCAGTTACATTTCTTAGATAACTCGTCAATCTCATAAGAATAATAGAATACATTGATTTCCAGTCCTTTGCTTTCTGCATCAGATATTGCATTTAATAGCATAAAATCTGCAAGAGTAGTCTTATAAGTACCTGATAAACCGCCCAGTAAGGTGTATACCCCTCTCTGGATACCATGTATCTCAGAATTAATTCTCTTGAAGCCATTAGATAAGCCTTGAAACTTACCATCCAATCCAGCTTGTATTCTCTCTTCTAAATTCATAGTGAAGTTACTTTATCTACTTTTGGTTCTTCAATATTTAGTTTTTCCCATAGCTTACTCTTAATAAAGTTTTCTATCTTCATATTCAGATTGTTATAGTTAGATTTAACTTTAGCAATAACTTCATTGTGAGTATTGATGTTCCTCTTAATGTTTTTAGCATACAGGATGGACATCAGATTCCTGTCTGCAGAGGTAAGAAATGCTTGTCTACCCTCAATAAGTGTAAAAGTAGGATAAGCCTCATAAAGCTCATCAATGTGTTTATCTACCTCAAAGAAGAGTTCTTTGGCAAGTTTATCAGTAACCTCAAAATAATCCAGTTGGAATGTATTCTTGGTACTGGGAATTACTTGCTCAATTAGACCCCTCTCTGCAAGTGAGAGTATCATCTCAGAGTTTATAGCTCTCCTACTTCTATTACCATTGACTAGGACATTCTCCTTAACTCCATACTTGGAAGTCAAGGTTATTCTTTGACCAACCATCTTCTCAGTAGCAGAAGTTGGTCTTACCTCATCATCTTTTGGTGTAAAGTTACTATACTTATACACCAAATCAAACCTCTTGTTATAAATCAAGAGTAGATAGGTTAATTCCTCGCCAGAAATATCATATTTCACAAGGACATCAACCCATTTTTCTAAATCTAGCATGTCTTTTATTTGTCGTTTTAAAAATCCTAACCCCTCTATAAAAGACTCTATATTACTATTGCAGCTCTTGTATCTTTCTGTTTACTTCTTAACCAACTTTCCTCTTGTGAGCCTCTTATTACTAGATTATATAGGTAGGAAAGTTTATCTTTCTCATACCTAGTTACCCTGTATAGACGTTGTCTATGTTGGGTAGAGCTTGAAGTACTACTGGCTATAATACCAAGTGTGACACTACTATCATCAAATCCCTGATCTACGCTCTTTGCACCTATAAGATACTGTACCTCTTTATCTAAGAATTTCTTTAAGTTCTCTCTCTTCTTCTTCTCACTAATCTTGGAGTGATAAAGAACACTATTGGGTAGAATAGTATGAAGATAATCACAAAAAGAAGTA